AATAGTACCTAAAGATACTTGGGTATATTCTTTAGAATCAAATCCTGCCGCCTCATTGCCGCTCTGTAGTTTATAGTATACTTCAATATCAGAACCAGCAGGTTTGCTGACAGCAAAGCGTACCAAAAGACCGGTAGCAGGGGTTGCTAGTTCAATTTTTCTAGTTACGTAGTTAGCATGCGTACTACTTCCGGAGGCAGCTTCATCAGAAATATACCTGGGTCTGTATACTATAGTAATTGCATTACCTTGGGGCTCTACGTTTGCAGATGGTATATTAAAAAACTTACCATCATTTGATACTGCAGTTAACCTGAATGTACCATTATTTGTTGGATCACCAGCATTTGTAATAGTAACAAAAGCCCCTGGCGCCATTGTCTTAACATTAGCCTGTTCTAATGAACCACCAATAGATACATTACCGGTTGCAGAGAACGAGATCTTAGCGTTAGCACTTGCTATAGTAACTAAATCTACATTTAAGTTGTCTGCAGAAGAAGGTGAATTAATGTCTGGTGTTACAAACACAGCACTTGCAAATGAGGTATCAACCATAGGGGACACGTAAGGGTCACTTGATGCTAAGGTAACCCGGTAAGTAAAGCTTTCCGCCCCACTCATCGATGTGTTTCTATTCTTTGTGTCAACAAGAATTCTAGTATCAGAAAACTCTTTAGTGTCGGTACTGATATCTTCAAAATTACTCACGGTAAAGCTACTATCAGTTGTCTTTAATTTATAACTAATATTAGTTCTAGGAGGCGTCTCAGTACCAACCGATGGATAAACAGCAGCAAAAGGCAATAATGTTGTAGTAGTGATACCTGATCTACCAAAACGACCACCGGTAACATTAGCCAGTACCATAGCATTTGCATTAACGTCAACTGTATAGCTGTCTAAGGTAATATTACTAACTTGTAAGTATGTATTTGCCAGCAATGTAACCGGGATACTATTAAAGGTAACTACATTAGATGTAGCATTAGTGGTGTAATTAAATTCACCTGTAAGGCCGTTAAACTTTACATATGCGCCAGAGGGAAACCCGTGCTTCTTGTGATTAACTCTAACCGTAGATACTCTGTTGAAAGACTGAAAAGGGTCATTTTCAAGCACTGTAATAAAAGGTGTCGATAATGTATTCTTTGCCATAACGAAATCTACAGTTGCAGTAGATGTTGTTACGTTAGCTCTATACAATTTAAATTTAATGTCTCTGGTCTGATCAACGGACCAGTTTACTCCATTGGTAGACATAAACATGACACCGCTATAAGGATTTTTGGAGATAGTAGAACCAGTAGCCGTATCTTCACCGCCTATTTGGCCAACATAAACTCGATGTTTCTTTGTGTCAGATGACAACGCAAAACAATACTGACCGGAATCTAATCTAACCGGTACAGGAAATGTAAAAGAAGTTGCAATGTTAGCATTCGCCGAAGTTACAATACTACTGGCATCAACCACTACTACAGAATTAGTAATGACATTTGCGCTTGGTCTATCATTTTCTACTTTTCTTATCGACAATTCAACCGGAAGTTGAGAGTCTTTATCGCTAAAATATAAATCTACTTTAGTCAATAAAAGATTTCTATCAACAAAGAAAGACTGGGCCAGGGTATCCGTGTACCCGCTCAGGCCTATTCCGCTATCACCATTTAAACTTGTTGCCATTTATTAATCAGCCTTAAACTGTTATAGTTGTTGTACTACCTAGAAGCCCGCGACTTGCACCATCAGCAATAAAATTAGCTGATGCAGGTGCTTCAATTACTGCAAGTGTAATAGCTGCAGAATATGCTTCAATAGCTTTTTGTATACCTTCGTCTGTTACAGGGAAAGAACCATTCGCTACTCCTACATTCCAAAAATCCTGCATATCTTTATTAAGAGTTGCACCACCATGAATACTTTCATGAACTGCATCCGCTACAGCTGCTTTCGTACCTTCATATACTGGTATAACAACAGCATTCCAATACGGGTCTCCTACGGTAGTTTTTACATCCGCAATAAACAAGTCATTAGTGTTTGGATTTCTTACATCAAGAATATTAGTAGCTGTTTTATATGCTGCGGTATCAGAAGATTCAAATGCGTAAATGTCATTGGCCCCAGATCTATAACCTGTACCTGCAAGAGGAGCAGTTGCTAATTGGGTTTGGAATGTAGCTTCAGTAACCCCTGAATTAGCTAGCGATGTTTTATAATAATTCTCATAAGTTGTTCTATCTTCAGTACTTAAAGTCGTTATACTCACACCCTGCAAGAAAGCTGCTGCATGATCAGCAAAACCTGTTGTTGTTGTGGTAACTGTGGAGCTAGTATTTTGAACAACAACTACAGTACCTGTATCAGTTGTTACAGTAGTTCCTCCTACAACAACAGTCCCTGTGCCGGTGGTAATAACTGTTTCCCCTACAGTAGTAGTAACACCACCGCCAGTTGTAATTGTACCCCCAACAACCGCACCACTAACCACTGCGCCACCCGAACCACTTACAGTACCAGAAACTGTACTACCGACGGTTGAGGGGGTGTACGTGGCTGGAGGCGTGTAAGTAGCTCTTGGTGGTTCAATTTTTGAGAGTGTACCATTAGCATTAAAAATTGCGTCAGCAAAGGATTCTTTATTTGAACCATTAGTGGCAGAGTCAGTTAACCTAAAATTAATTCTACCAGCTGGTATTTTTAAACCAGAGGCAGCAACTCTAAAATTAAACACCCCGGTTACAGAACCTTTTTGATCTGTAATAATATTTGTCTGGTTCATTTCCCCTGAACCAAATGAGGATACAACGTTAGCAGTAGTATTAGAGCTGTAGCAGAGATCAGTAACATTGTACTCATTAAAAAATGCATACATTTTAGTATTAGGTTTTAATTTATTACCTGTAAATGTAATTGATATATCTCTTACATATGGAAACACTACACTGGTTGAACTACCAGAGACGCTTGCTTCTGTTATAACAGCACCACCATCAATTGCTTTTACTTTATCAGTATTAGTCGGTGAATACCAAACTTGTTTCCAAGAATTCCAAATAGAACCGTAAGTTGCTTCTCCCACGGAGTCAGGAATAAGGGTATCATATGTACCGTTATCGTCTCTATAAATCAATGGTTTTGTTGTTTGATCGTACCAGGTATCGCCAGGAGGTGAAAGAGATAAAGAGCCTGCAAATGTAAAATTATCGTAGGGGTTAATACTTTCGGTACTACTAGAAACACTATTAACAATATACTCTTCATCACTGTAGTTTAACATGGCTATACGATTGTCTTTAACAACGTAGCCCTGAGCCAGTCTTGCTGACTCAGAAAATTCAACTTCACTTAGTTTAATATTATTTTGAATAAAAGCCGGTCTTAATTCACCCTTTTCAAAATCCATAGAGATATTATAATCTAAATTTCTAACATCTCCAATACCATGACCACGGAAAGATTCAACCACAAAACCGTTTTTAAATCTGTCTAAACCAAAACTATCCTTTACAGAAAATACAGCTGTATCTAATTCAAGTAACGAAAGTGTGGTATAGTATTCTAAGTTTTTAATACGGTTTTCTAACTTACCAATATCCTTCATCGTGTAGCGCTTTTGGTCTACTGGATAAAAAGTTGAGTCTTTATTAATATCAAAACCGTATGCAGGGTGTTCAATTACATATAATGACATTGCATCAGATGGTGCTTGTGGCTCAACAGGATCAAGACTGCTGCTACCTTCTCTATATGTAATTTTACCATCACCAGTTAAATAAATTTTATCTATTCTTGGTAGGTAGTAAGAGTAGTCAGTAGAAAAATCATTAGCATAATCTAAAAATTCATTTCTAACTGCGCCAGTATTTTTAAAGTTAATACCATCATTAGAAATTCTTGGTCTCAAGTCCAAAGAGTCTCTTAAGTCATATGTGGTACCATTATCATTAAATACAGGAATATTTTCATAACTAGGATACGATTCTACGCTGAAGTAATCTCCAGCGCCATGGGTATAATAGTTATAATTAATTTGAATAGGTCCCGTTGGAGTAGGCTTACCGGGCTTTAATTTAATCTTTGATATACCATAATACGTTGGTGTCTGTCCAGTTTCTAATGTATAGTAATCAGAAACATCAAACGCATTACTTTCGTTGTATGCTGTACCAAAAACATTGGCTGACATCTTAACGTTGGCTATTTGATATACGTCTGCCACACCTAGTGAAACAACTGTAGCTTGGCAGTCAGTACTAGTAGTATAACTTACTGAACTAGCGGTAGTTGTTTTTGTTTTAGCAGTAGGGTTAGTTTTAATAATAGTTGTATAAATTAAAACGTCTTCGTTATTCAAACCATAGCTACTTAAATTAACACTAATGTTTCTATTTACAGGTGAATCTGTAAACGAGAAGTTACCTGATGCAATTCGATATATCTTACCGGCGTTACCACCACTAACAACAACGGCAAAGTAATCAGTATCGGTTCTTGAGGCAAACGTAGAGCCTACTGCGGTAGAGCATGCAATAATACCACTAGACAGTGTACCGTAGAACACTCTTCTGGTACGAATTGTAATATCACTTAGTTCCCTAATCACCTTATTCGGCATTGGGAAGATATATGTTGAAAGACTATTATCAATGAGGACTGCTTGATCACGGGTAGCATTTACACCAGATACATTAGCTAATGGATAATTTCTATCTATAGTTAAAGCATTATTTGTAGTAACTGAAGCAATTCGATAAGAATTAGAAGTATCAGAACTAAACTTAACATAGTCGCCTACTTTAAGATCAGTAGTGAATACAGAGTTTACACCTGTAACAGAAGTACTAGCATTTGTAAGAGTTACAGAACCTGTAATAACGGTATTAGTAGAAGGTACAACGTTAGCGGTAAATGCAGTCGACACATAACCAGTATCAGATACGCTCACATGAAAGAGTTGCTTTACATCGCGCTCAAATGTATAACCGGATGCCATATTAACATCAAACAAAAACGCATTGAACGTTGATGTTGATAACATTGCATTACTTGCTGTAGATTCAAAGCCTCTGATTTTAGCATTACCTACCAATACACCTGCAGCAGTACCTGGGGTTGCAGTATATTGATTATAAAGATTTACATCAATAAGATTAGATGTAAAGTTAGGAATTGAATAAGGGTTAATTACTTCAACATAATTACCTATAGGTGTTCTAACTACTGCATTGGTAACATTAGCTGTATCCCTAGGTTTGGCAAAAGCCAGATACCTATTAGATATAGTTTCGACTTCATAACCTTTAACGTAGCTCTTACCAGGTGACAACACGGCAAATGCAAGATTTACGTTAGCCCCTTCATTACCATTAAGAAACCCGTCTGGGTTATCTACTGTTTTTGCGTGCTCAATAAATTTAAGATTAAATGGCTTAACGGTATAGTCACCCGACTCATCATAAGTACGACGTGCTAATTCATCTTGCAGAACATTATAGCCAGGTTTATCTACAATTTCAACAGTAGTTCCGTTTACAACTCTAAGTAATTCAATAAAATTATCTGACGTTGTCGTATTGGAAAGAGCCCGTTTATTTAAAATAAGTTCTATTTTATATCTATCTGCGCCTGGTGCAAAATAGTTAAATGTACTAATAGCGGGATCAAGTAGAGTCTCATCATCTTCACTATTTTGAATAGTTTCGGATACCTCTAGTCCAATTTTATAATTAGAGTTAGATACGTATTTGTCAAGAATAATATTATTGGCAAAGACTTTTACAAAATTATCTTTTACAAAATACACCCCATCACTGATACTTGCACCTAAGCACTTACCAGTAGATGATACAGTAGCACTATATGCAGTCCCTGTATCACTAGTTACAATATCTTCTGCTGCAGTAAAAGCAGTAGCAGTTCTACTGGTACCAGAATCTAGATACTTAACAAAGATAGTAGGAGGATCGGTACTTGTAGCTGGTTCTACGTTAATTACTTTTGCTCTAACACCAGATGTTTGACCAATCATCTCTCTACCAAGATAATTAGCAACATCAATATCAGTTGTGTTAAATGTAGATACTAACTTTACATAATTAACATTTTTGTCAAATTTAATATTGCCCGGTATAACCATGGAACCAGGTTTAAATACATGATTACCAAATCTTGAAACTTGTTGTTGAAGTATAGTTTGAAGTTGGTTTAGTTCTCTTGCCTGAACAGCCACACCAGGTTTAAAGAGAATACGGTGAAACCCTTTAGCTTCACTATAGTCGTCATAGTACGGATCGGTGTTAAAATTAATCGCCATCTCTTACCTGTTATAATTTGATTACTGTTCTTAGTGTAACTAGTTGTTGTTCGCTGTAGCTAACTGATGTTCTATTATCAATGTACAGCAAGTCACCGCTAAATTTATTTATCGTGGGAGAAGTTGTCAGATCTGTTATAGCATAGTCTAGATCTGACGTCTCGTCAGTTAATACATCACCTGTAGTTAGATCATGATTATTTTTATTTTGAATCAATATTTGATTACTTGCAGGTACTACTTCTACTACTTCAAAGTATCGCTTGGTTGTACCAACTAGATGAGTTAATAAAGTATCTCGGGCAAGACCACTAACGGTATCAACTGTTACGAGAAAGCATGCACTACCAATAACATTGGCAAATGCTCTCTCATTACCATATTGTTTTATATCTTTAACAATACCAAATTGTCTGTAATCATTCTTTACATCAACGCCTTGGTTCTTTTCATTATTTATTGTTGATGTAAACATTAAAGTATCTGCAAATAATTCTCTAACTGGATCACTGCCATGACCCCGGTATGGTGATAGTATTGCAGATACGTTTGCATTAGCTCCATTACCCGTTATAGTTACATTTGCATTAGTATAACCAGAACCTGGGGTCAATACAGAAATATAACTAATAGTATTATTAACTATAACAGCATTACCTGTAAAATTAATACCATCTCCTGCTACAGTAACGTTTGCATAAGAGTACCCGTTACCAACATTTCCGACTCTAAATGCATGGATACCCCCATCTACAGCAGACAACTCAACAACTGTCTGCAAAGTATCAATATCATCTACAGAAAGATTCGCAAATATGTTAGCACCGGTACCAGTTGCGCTTGCAACAGTTAAATTAATATAGGAATAACCAGTGCCGCGATTTTCAATAATAACATCTTCAACTTGACCGGCTGAATTAATAAAGGGTGTAGCTACGAAGCCACTACCATCACCAATGGCTGAA